CGTAGGAGGTACAAGAGAGAAGTCAAGAGGGGATAAGTAAAGAGTTAGATCTACATAAGAAGGTGTAGAGCTCATAGTTATATTTTCTATAAAGCCGTCAAAAAAACCGCCAAACATATTAGCCGGCAGATTAGTTACTACAACAGGCTCACCAAAAAATACGGCTATTAACTCATCTCTTAGCGCATCCGGTAAATCTGAGTTATCTAGTCTGTAAGTGATTTGCCCAAACTGATCGCTAGGTACAGCTCGTAGCCCTAAATCTCTAGTCACGATATCTGTAATATCTGCAAGGCTCTTAACGTTAGAGTCATACTTATATTGAAAGAGGCCATAGGTAGCGATCGAGTCTGCATCCGTCTCCTCATAAAGCGAGGCGTAAGCTGTACCGTAGCGGACGATCTCGGAGTTACGGATCTTGGCTATTTGTAGCTGAGATCTGATACTTGAAGGAGTGGCATAGAGTCCGCTAAATTCTTTCGAGCCATTAGCCGCTATGTAATTACTACGGTGATCTGCATCGTCATAATTTATAAACCCTAAAGCCGTCTCATACACTTGGCCGAGTGCGCTGTTAGCAATTAGATCTACAAGATTTTGGCTTTGTAGATTAGCGGCTGCTACAGGGATCATTGTGTAAAGCCCGGTGTCTATTGTGCCTTCATAGCTCTCGGCATTAGCCCAGGTCACGCTAGGAGGATATGTCTCCCACGTAAGAGTTGGAGTTACCTCATCCCACGAGCCGTTAAGGGCATCGCCTAAAATTGCTGCTATCTGCTCGCCGTCTAGCTCCTCAGGTAAAGCCTCGTCATAAAAGGCTTTAGGCAATTTAGACAAGCTGCCTATGCCTAAGATTGTGCCAGTAGTTATGTAGCCGTTTTCCTCAGGCGATCTAACACCAATACTAAAATCTGATACCTCGCCTGTAAATACTGTTACATAAACTCCGGCAGAGTTTTTTAACTCCATAACTAAGAGGTCTGTAATATTGATAGTAAAAGGCGCATTAGTGACGTTAATAATTTCTACGCGAGAATATCCGGCCGTACATTGTGCATCGATATTTAATCGGCCTATCGAATAACTAGCCGCGGTAACTGTTGTATAGACGTCATCGCCGACAGATATGCGCCACTCAGGTAGCCACGTCATAATGAAAACACGCTATTTTTAAGAGTGCCGCGCTGTACAGCATTTGTAATGACTTGATCAATAGCCTCAGCGGCTGAGTTAGGATCGCCTACAATTCCAAAATTATTAGTTAGGTTTACGACTGTGGTGCCGTTATTTTTTTCTGCTCCCGGGAAACCACTAGATGCGTACGCCCCACCGCTAGCGCTACCACCGCCAAAACTATCGCGGATTATTGTGTCAAAGTCGGAGATGCCTAAGAGGCTTGCCTCCTCTTTAGTAAGGGCTTGGCCGCTACCTAATTTTGTAGCCGCAACTGTACCTACAGCTTTAACAGCGGCGCCATCTTTGCCTACCGCGCTAAGTGCAAAGATGTAAGCATTAAGAGCTGCAAGGCGAGCAGCATCGGCGGCAGCTTGAGCCTTGGCCACGCGGTCAATTAGTCCTAGCTCGGCTTGCTCTCGTAAAGTGTTGGCTGTAAGGAAAGCGTTTTCTGTTTTACTTAAACTTGCTAAGCGCTCGATCTCTGTAAGTTGGATCTGTACGCGCTCGGTATAACTAGCCTTGTCCGCCAAGGTACCGGCAGCTGTAATAGCCGCGTTATATTTACCAAAAGCGATTTGGCGTGCAGCCTCTTTATCGGCCTCGGCCATCTTGCTCGTGTTAATAACTCCAAGCTCTTTAAGGAGTTGAGTGTTAAGTGCCTCTAAGGTTGCAGAGCTAATAGTTTTAAGCCCGGCTAGTTTGTCTAAGTCTGCACTTTTCTGAAAGGCTGCTAACTCACCTATGCGAGCGAGAGCGGTAGCGCCGTCATCCTCGGCAATAGCCATAAGCGCCTCAAGGCGTATACGTGTCTCTTTGTCATACGTAGCCTTTAGTGCAGCTGCAATAGATATGCGCTCACTATCAAATACGGCGGCGGCCTTATTAAGTGCTATTTTGTTTTTCTCTGCTAGTTGTGCTTTCTTTTGTAGCGCGATTAATTCTTTTTGCCGCTTCAACGCTTCTTTATCCATCTTGGCTTTTTCTGCATTAGCCTGTAGATTTTTTAGATCCTGAGGTACGCCTTGAGGGAAACCTCCCATATTGCCTTGGATCTGATCTACGAGTTTTCTAATATTGCCTAAAGAAAACTTTCCAAGCTGACCAGTTATAAAGCCTTTAATATTATCTAAAACACCTGCACCCGGTAATTTATTTAATTGCGCTACAAGGAAAGCCGTATTATTTATCATGCCTGAGATTGAGTCTGAGGCGCCGTCTACCTTATCTATTAACTTATCAAAGCCGCCGCTAGATATAGATAGAGCAGATACAAGAGACTGGCCTATCTGCTCGCTTGCTTGCTCGGCTGCAATCTTAAGGCGATTTACTGACCCGGCGTAAGAGTCTGCCGCATTTTTAGACTGTCCGGCGTACTGAGTTGCTATTAGCTTCTCGATCTCTAAATAAGATTTACTTGCTAGCTCTGCCTGAGTTAAGCCTAAATTTAATTGACGTAATCCTTTTAGATTACCTACGTAAGCCTGACTTAAGATTTTAGTAGACGAGGCTAGATCCATACCTGTACCGGCGCTTACATCCATCGCGGTATTGAGCATAGATTGGGCTATTGTCGTAGAGCGTGTTACCTGAGCTAGTTGAATGTAGGCCGGCTGTAATTGATCTCGGTTTACACCTGTGGCTCGCTCGAGGCTGTCTATATAGCCCTCAGCCTCAGCGGTAGCAAAAGAGTAGCCAAGGTTACGTAGAGCTTGATCGAGGCGCTTAGTCTCTGCGATCTGCTCGCCATAGGCGGCTACAGACTTTTTAGAATATGCCAATAGGGCAGCGGCGCTAAAGGTAACGCCTAAGGTACGGCCTAAATTCTTAACGGTTTTATCAAATTTGTTAATCTGAGATGCACCCTTAGTAAGTGCTTTACCGTTCCACTCAGCTACCGCCGCTACGACTAAATTAGGTAATGCCATTATGCAGCCTTACCGTAACGGCCTTGATTAAAGGCGGCAATAGTTTTATTAAGAGCCATTACTACAGCATCCTGAGCCTTGCCTCGATCCTCTTTCCACGCTCTAAAGATCATGCGGCCGCGCTCGGCTTGCTTATCACCGTAGAGTTGCCCCATACGATTAACAAAGTGAGCACCTGCACCCGGGTTATTAGATTTAGAGTTAGGGTCACCGCCCGGGTTTTTACGTCCAGCGGTCTCGTAGATAGATCCGGCAGCTGACTTATTAGCCACGTAGTAAAGGGCTTGCCATCCGTTACGGTTTTTCTTGCTCGGAGCCTGAGAGTAGTAAATACCTTTAACGGCTTGAGAGTGATCGTATAACGGAAAGAGACGTAAACGCCCCTCCGTATTAAAGGCTCTAAAGGATGAGTTACGAGCTGTGATCTTTTTGCCTACAGATCCCTCAGCCCAGTTATAAAGATTATCGGGCTGAGGAGATGGTGCAAAGCCTCGAGCCTTATCGCGTAAAGGCACCATTACGGCGCGTATTTCAGCGTTCATCTCTTTAAGTAATTCAGGATCGACCTTACGTAGTGCTCTAACGGTTTCGCGTACGCCGGATATTCTTACTGGCATTTTCCGACTCCTTCGCTTGATCGTTAAGTACTTTTATTAACATCTTAAACATCTCGGTATCTAGATCGAGTATCGCTTGAGGCGCGACCTGCAACCTAATAGCTAACTGAGCTACTAAATAGGTTACGGTGCCGCGCCCTAAGCTAAAGGTAGATCGTCTAGCACCTCGACCTTAGCCAAGGTATCTAAAAACTCACTACCAAACATCGGTACGGTTTCGCCGCTAGTGCGTAAGCACTCCCACGCTAACCAGTACACATCGCTTTGTTTCTCGTCATCTCTAAAGGCTTTGTGAAAACCTTTTTTTGCATATAATTCAAAGGCGTACTCAATACGTGGCGATATTTGGTGCTCGGTTACTTCGCCTGTAGCCCTTGTTATTTTGAGTCGTGCCATTTGTTTAGCCCCTTTTCTTTTTTATCAGGAAGTAGTAATTACGATTGGTGAGTTACATGTAAATGTAATTGACTGAGTAGCAATATCTCCGACAGCGCCGTTAATATCTGTAGTGTTATTTACCAAGATAGTTGTGCTGTATAGAGGGTTAGTAGCTGATACCGCTGCGCTTGTCTGCTTTAGTGTTAGCGCTACTGTTGTACCCCAAGCTGCCTGAAGGGTTGAGTTTACATTTGCTGCCGCTGTATCCGATAGGAAGTCCAGCGCCACCGTTGAAGTCTCAAGGCCTTTTGTAAACTTTCTATTTGAGTCGCCCATAGCTGTAACTTCTAGCTCCTCAAAAATACGGTTAATCGTTGCGCTAGTGACGTGATCGCTCAGTACTACAGAGTTAAGAGTTACCACGACACCGTTAGACATATAAACTGCCATTTTATTTACTCCTCGTTCTTATCTGTTGGTGTGTCTTTTGTTTTAGTTTCTTTTTTAGGTGCTTCGGTAATCTGACCCACTTTAATTAAGAAGGCGATATCCTCGTCTGTTAGGCTCATGCTTAACTCCAGCTCGTTAGTATTTGGATGTCAAAAGATGCGGTTAAAAGTGTGCCGCTTTGTACCTCTAGTAAAGACGGCGCGCTCATAGCTGCAATATTCATTACGATCGTAGATGCCGCTAGCTTGTTAAATACAGCTACGGCTAGGGTTTCTATGCCTTGCAAATTCCCGGCATTATCGAGCATAGGCACATTAAAAATAATCTTGAAATTAGCCATAGGTGAAATACCTACATTTGTATTATTTGTAGGTGTTATATAAGGATCATTAGGCGCCACGATTACAGAGTTAGCGGTAATAGTGGGAGGCGGAAAGCTGTATGTATTCCATACGCTTGCGTTAGCTAGAGCGGCAGCTAGTGAGGCTCGTAGCGTAGTTATCGCGGCCGGCATTAGCCCACCATCGTATTAGGGCTTGCGTAGCCGGCAATAAGGCCGCGGATCTTGCCGATCATTGAGTTACCCATACGGTAAGGGCTAGGGCTAAAACCATCGATCGTTACGCCGCCAGTCTGTGAGACTTGGCGCGCTTGGAAAATATCGGTAGCGAGGATCATCGCGGCCTCACGTACAGCCGGGGTAGTTGCGTAGGTGTTTGTCTTTGTGTCTGCTCCTACGGCTGATCCATAGGGGAGCACTCTCGTAAAATTAGCGTTAGCCGCTGTCTTGGCAAATTGTATAAAGCTGTAGCCATTAGGGTAATTAAATAAGCGAGTATTAAAGTTTATTGCCGGAAAACTATTAGTAGTGCCGGCTGTATATGGCAAGGTGCCGGTTATTGTATAAGTGCCGTTAAAGGTTGAGCCGCTTCCACTCAAGGTTACAGAGTCGCCTACGCTAAAGATTGCAGGGTTAGCGAGCATAACTGTTGCTACGTTATTTTGTAGCGCTGTGCCTACAACCGGGGCAGAGTCAAACCATAAAAACTGATTGAGTAAATCTTGTGCAGCCTGACAGCACGTCTCGACAATATCGGACGAGTATAAATTCTCGATACCGAGGTTAGCTCTTAGCTCTGCCTCAGTTACGTACGTTGCCGGCACTTGATTACTCCTTTACTTAATAGGGCCGGTAGGGCTCAAAGGGCTAAGAGCCCTACCGACTATTAGGGTTATTGCTTAGGTGAAGTTGTAGCGGATAATTCCCTTAGGCATCTTGGCAATTGTTGCCATGTAGCCATAGATCGCTACCTGTACCTGTAGGTTGCTTACAACGTTTACAGACATGTATGCCTGTGGTGACTGATAAACAGTAAAGGCCTCAGGTGCCAAGATGATAGCTGAGTCATCTACTACAGTCGTAGCTGCAAAGTTCTTGTCTACGTATAGATCTAGACCTAGTACGTTTCCGCGAATTGAGCCGGGCTGAGTTAATCCGCCAGCGTTCATAGGTTGGCTTGACGAATAAATTGGTCTCCCGGTGGTATCAGTTGCGCCGGTCAATAATTGCCATTGTGCGCCGTTTGCAATGTAGTTATTAGCGAAGTAGCCAGTTGCCTCATATACAAGGCGAGCAGCTTCGGATGCGTAACCGATAATACCTGCAGATGTAGCAGCTTGTGCTGTTGTTGCAACAGTACCGGCTGTAACGAGTGCAGCGTTTACAGTTGTATCAAGAGTCTTTAGGTAAGCGTTTTGTAGTTGGTTAGTAAGCTCACTAAAGAAGTTACCGTCACCATATCCGCGCTCCAAAAGCTCGATGCTGATGGTATTCATGCCACTGTACTTGGATACAGTCCCGGATAAATACGCTGTCTCCATCCCAGTATTTTGTACCGCTCCGGCTTCAGCCTCGACAGTTACAACAGGTGCTACACCTGTACCTCCACCAGCTGAAGTAACAAGAGATGGCACGTTAATAGTCATACCGTTAGCTGGCAAAGTACCGCGAGAGCAAGCATCGATAGATGGTGTACCAAAACGAGTGTTAGTTGGAAACTCTGATAGGTACTGAGTTGGGTTAAAGCCCGGGTTAGTTGTAAAGCTATCGTCTGCAGCTGTTACATAAAGTTTAGAGTCCTCGTTACCGAGTGCAGCTCTAATCTTATGCTCTGTATATGCACCCATTGAAACAATAGGTGTACGTACGCGCTGAGAGTCTAAAACGGATGGTCGGATAATTTGGCGAGATGCCTCTAGAGGGGCAGCCTCGGCCGGTGCTTCCGCCGGAATATCCGGCGTTGTTTCTGGGGCTGTCGTCATGACATCCTCGCTTTCGGTTTCGGTTTCGGTTTCGATCTCTACGATGGTCGTATTAATCGTTGTAGTTTTTGTGCTTGTACTTGTAGCTGCCTCAAGCGCTGCTCGAGCGGCTGCAATATCAGTAACGGAGGCGCTAGAAAAGGCCGCACTCTCTACGAGGCTAACCTCTTTGAGGACAGCCGCCGTAACTAACAGGTAGTCACCCATTGGCTTAGAGGCCGTTACATCGACCCCTACGGATAAGCCACTTACTAGGTTTTCCTGAGCTAGTACGAGCGCATCTTGTCCTCGAGTGCTACTCGACAATTTGAAAGATCCGTAAACGCCTTCGGTAGAGTCGCTAAAACTAATTGCGCGACCTACTGGCTTGTCCTGTTGGTGTTGCATTAATAATTTAATTTTTGTTGCTTCGGGAATAGCGATAGATCCTCGCTCAAATACAACAGCGCCAGCGGATGTATAGCCGACCTCACCGTAAGGAGCAATAAGCCCCGATACGATCCGGCGCTCTGTATCTGCAGCTTGTATCTCTTGACTAAACGTTAGTAGCACTTGCATCTCCTAGCGGTGTGAGTTGCTCCATTTGTCGGGCTTGGTTTACATCGATTAAATCTAGGCTTAGCATTTTCTCGATAATATTTAATCGCTCTATCGCATCTGCACGTAAAAAAGAGTCATCTACAGCAAAGCGCACTTGGTTAGCTGAGTTTGTTATGTCGTTCATAGAGAGACGATCCTCGATAGCACAAATGTATGGCTGTAGTGAGTAGGCCATAAATTCTTTACGACCGTCTAAAATATTTTGATATGTCATTGAGTTATTCATATCGGCAGAGATGTAATACGCCGGTATATTCATAGCGCGCGCGATCTCTGTAGCTAAGTACTGAGATGCTTCGTTATACATCATATCTTTAGGACTAAAGCCGATATTTTCTACAGTTAAAGTAGAGGTTAAGTACGCCGTTGATCGTGATGCTCTGCTCGATTTCCATGCAGCTAGTAAGCCTTGTACTTGAGACTCGGGTAGGTCTGCACCGTTATTTTTTAATACTGTAGTAGCCATAGGAGTAGCAGCACTTACAGCGCTTGCCTTTTGTATATCAAAAGCAGCTTTAATAGTTGTACCAGCTGTATCTAATACTCCAGGAGTTAAACCTTGGAAAGTTACAAGCGATCCGATACCGCCCATAGGTACTTTAATGCCATCGACAAAGTAATCCTCGATCTCTGTACCAAATTTATTTGTCGTATACGTTACGCGGTTATTAGCAACCCACTCAAAGCCGCTAGGTCGTCCATCATCTGCATACAAAGATGTAACGCGCCAGTAAGCGCATCCGTAAAATATTAAACTATCAACAGTTGCAGCGATAGTAACGCTACGAGGTTGGCGTAGATCAGGTTGCTCCAACCAAATAGGAGAGCCTAACTTTTCGCCTGTTGATTTTTTATATAGTGCAAGATCAATACCTGAAATAACTCCAGCAATTAAATTACGGCAACGTGCAACGCTAGCTACTTGTAAAGCAAAATTACGATCGATACCGCTCGTGTTATAACCATAAGTAGAGCCGGTGTTATAAGAGCCATAACCGTAAGTAGTGCTCATTACGGCAGGTGCATACTGAGCCTCAATAGTCGGCTTATCAGCTGACTTAAAACCGAGAGTTTGTAGTAATCCCATAGAGGCGATTTTCTCAAAATGTCAAGCACAAAATCCGATTACTCTCGGCGTGTCTCTATACGTAAACTTGAGCCTGACCCATGGGCTGACTAAGGATATGGACGATAAACGATAAATTTATGGCAATATCTACGGGCCCGGCAGATTTCCTGCGGACGATACGCCAGCTTGAGTCTGACTCTTTAGCTGCACAGTTAGCCATGTGCGCGACTAGCTCATCTTGGCCACTATGTACAAGGCGCTTATTAGCCAAGGCCTCGTATAGATCGCCGGATGCTTGATAACCTTTTTGCCCGGATATATCTGTTACTTGTATACCGTTTGACTCAAGCCTTTTAGCAATAGAGGCGGTCGTGTACTTGTCGTAGGCGACTTGTCGAGGGTAGTAAATCTTGGCCCACTTGGCTATTGCATTAGCTACAAAGAGCTCGTCAATAGATACGTCACTATGAAATATTTCGAGTACGGCTACTCCTATACGGCCGTCCTCGAGAACTTGGCCCATACATAACGAGCCGTCTCTACGACTCGGTGAGACGTCAAAGGCAAAAATAGTAAGCGGCCCCACCGACAATTTTAGGTCACTATCAGCTGCATCCTCAACGGCCATATGCGGCCATGGGCTTTGAGTGCTTGAGATCCATTGACACAGTAACTCGGTCTTAGTCGTCTCGATTGGTTGAGTAGCTACAGCTTCCTCTAAAGCGCTCTCTGTCACCGTATAGCCAAGGGCAGGATTTGCCATAGCCCACGCATCACGATCTGTTATCTTTGCAAATTGGGGAGCTGAGTACTCGTAAAAGCCAAAGGTCTTAGGCGGAAAACTCATCGCTCTTTCGCGTAGGTCATTAAGCACCGTACTAAAGGAGTCGCCGGCATTAGAGGTAAGCAAGGTTTGTGCGTTTGGCTTAGCGCGAGTAGTAGGCGTTGCAGCTCTAAAGCCCTCCTCGGATATCTCTCGTATCTCATCGATATACAAGAGCGAGGCGGTACGACCGCGTGAGCCGTCACGTGTAGCAGCTACAACATCGAGGCGGTTGCCATTTTTAAGCTCTATTGACTCGGTGCCGTTAGCGTAACGGATCTGTTTAACCTGTTTACGCATGCCGTCATTATTCTCGATTGCATAGGCGACCTGTCTAAAGGTGTCTAAAGCCATCGATCTATTAGAGCTCATAATAAGCACGTTAGGGGAGTCAAATAAAAACATGTGCCCCAGCATGACCATACGCGCTAGGTGAGTTTTACCTTGCTGCCTACTACAAAGAATTAAATTTGTCTTTCGCACAAACATCTCTTGATCATCGACTACACACATATCGTTAATTACAAACTCTTGCCAAGGTAAAAGCGGCATGCCGATACTGTCTGCTAGCTGCGAGATCTCAGTACCTCGAGATTTGCCCTTGAGGTAAGGACTATGTAATCGAGGCTCAGTAGCCCCCATACGGGGCGCTTTCGCTTGGGTCATATCCCTACTCATCCTGTTTAGTTTGGCCCTCACATGGACCGCTAGGCACCGTTGAGGTGGTTTTTGGGGAGGAATAGTCCGA